TGGTGGGTTCTTTAAGTTGCAATCTTGATTAGATTAAATTCTCCTATCTTCTTTCTAATAAGATTATCAATTTGATCATATTCATCTTGTGTTAACCATTTACCTGATGTGTTTGTAAATACAACCTCATAATGGATTGTGCAATTATCACGATTTATAATTTCTTTTTGTGTTATTTTATTTTCCATATTTTTTATTTTATTTTTTCAAAGCAATATCAATCAAATTGTTCAACTTCTTTTTAAGTTTTTCTCTTATATCAATATCGTTTGTAAGTGAAATCGTTGTTGCGATTTTCACAATCTCATTTCTTAATTCTTCTCTTTCCATTTCACTAATCTTTTCTTTTATATATTACTATTAAAAAGTCAATTTTAGTATCTCCGGTTATTTACACCAGATCGTTTATTTTAATCTAATCCATAATCAGATATGGAAATGTTGTTAAAGTTCGTTAGAACTCACCTAATTGCGTTTAATTCAAATTGTTTTGCTTTATTTCTTATTGACTTCCACATATGTTCAATTTGATTTTTAACACTAAAATCATCTATGCCTTTTCTACTACAAAACTCATTATAGTAGGTTATCAGATTTACAAATATATCTTCAATTGAAGCCAATCCACCCCTTCTCTCAATCTTATTAACCCATTGTATCATTTCGAGTTTCATTCCATTATCTTCGAACTTTCCTTCTTCTAATACTCTACGCGATTTAACTCTTCTTCTCGCACAACAACCTCTACAATAAGTAAGTTTTATATTCTCTTTTTGAATACCACACTTATTACATTTTGGATAATAAATCTTTCGAACCAAAGAACCATTTACTTCTTCAATAACTTCCACACGATCAAAAATCGTTTGTTTGGCTCCTGGTTTTTTCCTATTTTTCATATATTTATTGTGGGCTCCATCTACCAGGACTTAACTCAACCCATTTTATAGTTGATTTTCCTGGCTCAGAACTCTTTTTATTTTTATATTCATTTACAATTAAATTGTTGTTTTTCCAATACTTCTCTCTATCTTTTCCTTCCATAATAATTTCTCTTTGTGTAAATTCTACATAGAAAAGCTTTTTAAACTCCTCTTCACTAATCATTTCAGAATCTTTCGCACCTGATGGTTTATAATAATTCCTACCCCATTTACCTTCCTTAATCCACCAACCCTTTCTTCCTGATTCACTCCAACCATTTTGAGGTCTTATAGAACCATAATTTATAGTTTCTATTTTATCATTCGGAAGTGGAATATTCGGTTTAAGATGAACATATTTAGTTGTTCTAATTTCAATATATTCCTTTATATATATTGGTTTTTCAATAGTAATAACTTTTGGTGTCAATCTATCTAATATATCATCAGTTTTGTTATTAATATCATCAGTTTTGTTATTAATATCATTTAAAACATCACCATAGTCATTACCTAAATTAATATCATCACAGACGCCATCAATTTTTAATTTTGGCAATTCATTCAAACAATCATTTCTTATTATCATTTATGTGGGTTTTATTTTTATTAACAATTTAGAAATTGTAAAATTTATAATATATATTAAGTGTAAAAAATCACTTTTTTCTATTTTTATTTTTAATTTTATCAACTTCACTAGCTAAACAACTAATATAAAATCCATCATTATAACCTAATCTTATAAAAAAGGATTCTTGCCATTCCCACAATTTTTCATAATCTAACCAACTTAAATGTTTATCAGATGGATTATATTTAAAAAGGGGACCAACTATTTGATTATCAGTGTATTTATATTTCATTTTGTTATTTTTTCTATTTTAATATTCGGTTTTGAATTATATTTTTTTATAAACTCTCTTTCTATTATATCTTTTACTTTTATTTCATCAAACTTATCAACAACCCAAGCATCGTGTATTGTAAAGTAATTTATTCCTTCTTTATCTAGTTCCTGACAGATTATATCTATACAAATCTCACTTTCTAATTTTTGCATCTTTATTGCTAGTTCATTGTGTTTTTGTTTCTTTTCATATTCAATAACTGAATATACGGTTGGAAATATAGTTTTAAAAACTTCTTTTTCTTTTCTATATGAATCATTCTTCGAGTAAAATATACAAAACATAATTTCTTTAACTTCATCTCTACTCAATAATTTATTTTTTATGTTAAAGTATTCTTTTGAGAAGTTTTCATAGAATAATCCTTTCTCTGTCCAAACCTTGTATTTATTGAAGTATTCTGATAAAAAGTGACTACATAAGGAGGAGTTAAGATAGAGTGATAAGATATAGGGTTGAGAATTTGAAATATCTAATTGAACCAACCCAGAAATAGAAATAAATTGTTTTAATTCTTTTTTAAGATTAGTTAAGTTTGTGTCAATTTTACCATTAGTTTTATTGTGTCTAAAAAATAAGTCACCATCATTAATAGCTGATATTGCCATATATTGGTGATTATATTTATTGATTGATTTTATTATATCTTGAGAAGAAAAGTGACTACATAAGGAGGAGTTAAGATTAGAGTTGATATAATTTAAAGCCTTTAAATAATTTATCTTAAAATTGCCCAAAAAGAAAGATTTATATGTCTTATACTTATCACTTACTCTATTCTTTTCTTTATTAATATTACTAATAATTTTTTTAGTTAGAGTTGGTTTAGTTATTTTAACTTGAATTAATTTTGAAAAGTAATCATCATTAATTTTATAACCGAATGCTTTTTTTCTATCTTTTGATGATATGCCATCACAATCAATTATTGAATTATTTTTAAGAAAATCCATCGCCTCTGTTAATACTTCACAACTACCAATAATATTTCTAAAATACTTATATGGTATATCAATAAAATTATTTGAGTAGTCCTTATCTTGTTTATGAAAAATAGTTATTCTATTAATCATATCAAGAATAATGTAAAGATGTTCCTTATTCTTGTAGTTTGTATGCTTGATATAGTCATATGACTTTTCAGGTATATATCGGTTTATTGATTTCATTTTGTTTGGTTTTATTTATAGGTGGCCGGGTTAGATATATAATAGTTATACGCTATTTTAAGGACACAAAGTTCAAATCCGAACTCAATCCACACCCAAAACAAAACCAAGATGTTTGAAACCAAGCACCACTATTTTTTTCAGGTTTAAAATTAAAGCGTTTATTTGGTATCAGCATTTGAATACCATTCTTATCAAACATCTTTCCACGTTCAATTCCTTCTAATGTAGTCAAAGGAAGTAAAAACATAAAAGGTTTTTTCAAATCATAAGCACGTTTCAAAAATTTATCCTTTAATGAATAAGGTGGGTTTGTAATAATCATATCGTAGTTTTCGGGTTCGTATTTGAAAAAATCTTGCCCATCTTCAATATGCGTTGTTATTACATTGTACCCAGCATCTCTCAATACTTTTACAATCTTACTTTCTTTAATTGCGGTACATTCCCAAATTGTTTTTACTTCCTTTGGTATATGTGGTAAAATCATTTCCACCGCTTCATTGGGTGTGTATAGTTCGTCAAACGCACCTCTTTTACTAAATTCTTTTTTCTGTTCTAATAAACTCATATTTGTTTTGTTTTTAATTTTTAAGGACACAAAGATAAGGAAATTTTTTATTTTAATTCAAAATAATCTTTAACCAACTCATCGTTCCAAATTCTATCAAGTGGAACAATAGGAACTAATGAAAAACAATCTTTTTTTACCAGTTGTGTCTGTTTTTTAATTCCTACCAATTTCTTAACTATATCTGTATTTAGATATGATATAAAACTCTCACATTCTTTAATATTATTAAAGGCAAAATGAACAAAACTTCTACTTGATACTTCTCTTGGAAATCCAATTACCATTCTACCTAAATCTCCTATATTATCTTTTGAACCACTTGCGGTTGGTAAAAAAACTTTATATTTTTCGTGATTGTTTGTTATTTTTAGTTTATTTTCTTTTATGTATTTTATATTTCCATTTTGCTTAGATACATAACATTTAATAGTATCTTCCTCTTGATTTGATAAAAATCTATCATCTTTATTTCTTATAGAAAAATATTGATCAGAATTCAATAAAGTTGAAAACTTTTCAAATTTTTTAATCTTATCAATTAATAAATCATCATTTGTTATTAAGTCATTATTAAAATTTATTAATTTATTATTAAATAAACATCTACCTTTATAATCTTTTTCTAAAAGAAAATATGAAACACCACCTTTTATATCAACAGATTTGAAAACATCTCCTTTATCAATCAATACTTTTAATCCATAATTATTTATCATATTGTTTCTAAATTTTGACATACTTGGATTACTATACCATTTTGATGGTGTGATCATTAAAACAAATTTAGAAATATCATAAGATTTATCCACAAATTTATCATATATACTTATAGAACTTCTGGAATCAGAACCTTGCTGGTATGGTGGATTACCAGTTATTAAATCAAAATTTGATAAATTAAAATCCCTTTTTATGTCTAAATCAAAAAATGAACCCGTAAATATATTCATTTTATATTTATTATCAGGATTAAATAATTTCTTATAATATGAAATATTTCTTGGTTGTATTTCAACAACATAGATTATGTTTTCAATAATCCATTTATATCTTTTTTCAATATCGTGTTCAAAAGATGATAATCCTATCATTAGTTTATTTATGATACGAGAAGGAAAATTACCTATACCATTACACGGATCTAATATTTTTAAGTTTGGATTTTCCCAAAAATCATCAGGAAGTATAGAAATTATTTCATCTACTAAATTCAATTCAGTATATACCTCACCATATTTTATAATCTCTGGTGATGAAATTTTGATATGATTATCAATTTCATTAAAAATATTTTCAAGTTTCATAACAACATATTATTTTCTATTATATATAAAAAATCGTGTTGCTAGTTTTTTCACAATCCTTAAATTTTTTGAAATTTTAAAGGTGTGTAATAAATATTTTAAAGTAATTTTTTATAAAGCGCCATACATAAATAAAAAACCCCTGAGTTTTTGTTTATCACTCAGAGGTTACCACACATTAGAAAAGACATAGTTTATATTAATCTTCGAATAAAAAGTTTAAATTATTTACTCTTTTTATTTTCTCTTCAACTTTTGGCATTAAATAATTTGATTTATAATTTCTCAATAATTGTTTCTCAATTAATATATAATCAAATTGTTTTGAATCACTTGGTTTAAGGTATTTAACCTTCTTCATTTCTTTATCAGTTCTATTATTTGATGTTGATTTATTTGCTAATAATTTTTCCCATTTACCATCATCTACATTTGATATATTCCAACAATAAGTTCCTTCAGGGCAGAAGTTTATATATAATATAACTACTTGATCCTTATCTATGTATAATCTTTCTCTATGTTTATTTATTCTATCTAACTTTTCTTTCTCTAAAATATATTCACTAAATGTTTTATCTCTCATTTTTAATTCAATCCAAACATATTTTTTAAACTTTCCATTCTCATCATATATAAAGTAAAAGGCATCGAAATCATCATATTGACCTGGTGTGAATTGTATATCATATTTAAAAAACTCTGGATAAATATCCTTGAGTTGCTTAAGAGATTCACGACTTAACCATTCTCTCTTTTCATAATCATCCTTAAATATAGGCACCATAATCTCTTCTTGTGTTTATAATATATATTACAAGAAAAAAACAACTTTTTGAAAAGGTGGATCTTTTATAGGATGTTTTTTGTATTACTACTTCCTCTTTTAACCATATCAACTAATTTTTCATAAAATGAATAACCTAATAACAATTTGAAAGATTCATCTATACTTTTAATCTCAACAAACGATATTAAAGCCACCACCATTTTTGTAATTGGTAATATAGAATCCAATATATATTTTTCTAATAAAAATAGAGATAATATGGTTGAAGTATAAATTAAAATCTTTCCTATTGTATTACTCATTTTACGACTTGTAATACTTTTAGGGTCAATCCTATAAGATCTATATACTGCCAATATAAAATCTATTCCTACGAGAAATAACAGCGTTAAAATTAAAGGAATAACAGGTGAGAATATACTCACAACTGATGCTAAGATTAAACTTAAATGATTCAATAACCAACTCTTCATATCTATATTTTATTTTTTACCATATTAATCGCAAAGAATCCCATTTCGTTGGGCCAGGACAAAGAACACCTCTCTGTCGTGGAATATACATTCCCCAATAATAATTATCACCTTTCGGAAATTTATTTGAAAATCCAGTTCCACCTGCTAAATATTCAGGAAACTCATTCGGATTATCTTTCAAATAATCTGTAATTCTTTGATTATACCATTCCGCCCAATTTCTAACATTATCTTTCAAATAATTAACTTCTCTCAAATCTGATGGATTTGAATTATCACTATTCTGTTTTGATATTGCCTTATTGGTTAATTTGTAATTACTCCAAAGAATATATTCGTAAATTACCCAGTATTGTAAAGCAGGTTGAATATATTGTCTTAATAAATTAATTTGATCCTGAGTCAGAGACCCATTCAATATATTATTTTGTAAAGCTTCATATAGAGTGGTTCCTAAAACTCTCTGGATATAAATATCTTGCGCTGGTTTTATAAAAGTCCTCAATTCATCATCGTTAATATAACCTAACGCTGCTGTATTATCTTTAATATATTTTGTTGTTATGAAAGCAGATTGCGTCATATTTATTCAGTAATTTTTTGAATATTAAGTTGATATTTCTTAATCTTTAATTTTTCACTAGATCCATTAATTTCTAAAAGTTTATTTAAAGTTCTTTCAATAAATTCCTGTTTATAATTAACATAAACAGCTTGAAATACTTCCAAACCTTCTAATAATTGGTCTTTTGTTCCTAATTGACCAGGTGTTGAAACACCAAACAAATCTGGTGTTGTAACCTCATTAGCAGTGAATATATTTTGTCTAATCAAATCATTCAATTCAGAATATCTCTTATCAGTATCAGCCAGTGGAATTGGTTCTAATTTTGGCTCTTCATCTTTTCCATTACTAAAAGTTAATATGAATTTACCAGCATTCCAAGTGCCTGTATATTTTTCTCTTATCTCTCTATAAGCTATTTCCATTTCTTCTGGTGTTGGAACTCCTGTTGCGAAATTCAAAATAAAACCAGCATTAAAACCATTTTGAATCGTTGCTCTATGAAAGTTTGAAATCTCCCATTCAGCAAGAACCCAATTAATTGAACTATAATATGTTGGTATTGGATAATATACTTGATTACCAGGTTGATATTCCATAGTATATAATATTTGTGATTTATTCTCAGTATATTTTCTAGAAAAACCTTGATGTTTGAAAGCTGGCTTCTTTCTTAAAAAACTCCAATCGGCTGATGTCCAAAAATATTGAGGTAATCCATTATTACAATTACCTTTATCAACTCTAACCGTTTCAAACGGAATATGTTCAATTCTTGAAATCTTCTCACCTAATTGATCCCATATAACATTCAAAGCAAATCCACCGTGAATTTCTAAATCATAAGTAATTTTTATTAATATATCATTAAGAGTATCATCACTGAATTTATTCTTAATAAAATCTTTTGCGATTTGATCTACCGGCTCTTCAAATCCATAACCAGAAATCATTTTAACCTTTCTATTGATTATAGTTTTATGAGTTATGGATTTCATATGATATACATCAACCAAGAATTGTGGAAATAAATTATCAACACCACATTCTATCCACTGTCTAAACCCACTCTCTCTGAATTCAGGAATATTGATTTTCTCATTCAAATCAATAATTCTAAAATTAAACTTTTTCTCCTCCATAATTTTTATCTTTATGTTTTATTTTTCTTGAATATAATTTTTTACTCTTTTTTATTGAGGACTTACAAGCCTGCCATATTTCTTGCATTGTCAATTCTATTCTCTTCATTCAAAATATACTATCGTTTCATTATCACCACCTTCATAGAATATAGTGGTTGGAATTACCGAACCTTCTATTTTAATTTCATTTGTATATAAAAGGCTAGCAGATCCTATATTCAAATCATATTGGTATTCAGTTTCATATATATTTAAAAAATAATTACCACTATCTAAATTAAATTTTGACTGAGTTGCTGAAAAAGAAACTCCATTAACCCATTCAAACTCATTATATATTAATGGGTATTGACTTATATCATCACTAGTAAAAATCGTTTTTACCTTTGAATTTTGATTCTCTAATTCAAAAATATAAAATGGACTAATATACTGACTTACTTTATTTAACCTAAAAACTATTGAACTTGTTCCTGTTTGAGCTATACTTTTCATCAATTTTACTAATTTTATATCTACTTTTCATAAATATAAAAATTAAGATTTTGTTTTTAATAATAAAAAAATCCAGCCATTATTATGACTGGATTTTCAATAATCTTAATTTTTACTATTAAACGATTAAGGATAAAGCAAAAGTTTCATCTACTAAGCTTGCTGGCTCAGGTTCTTTAAATTCAAGAGTAATTGTATATCCACTCAAATCACCCATAGCCTGTCCAGGACCTGATGTAGCCGCTGAACTTCTTCCACCATTTATTCTACCGAATAAAAGATATTTACCATTTTGAGTTTTAGCAATGACTCTAACTCTCGCCTGAGTAAGTGCTAAGAATTGTTCTCTTATAGCAGCTGTCATCTGTTCCAAAGTAAAAGTAATTGTTTGTGTATAGTGTGAAGTTCCATTCATATTATCAAAAGCACCTTCCTGACTAGCCAAACCTTGTTCTGTATATTGTTCGAATTTATAGAACGAAGCTGTTGGAGAAAAAGAATCTACTACTGAGTTTGTTCCATATGTATAGATCGTTGCGTTATTATAAGAAGCAATTGCCAACCATTCAAATCCACCAACTGAATCTCTACAACCTAAACTATATCCTGAGTTAATTAAACACGGCATATTATTTTATTTTATTTTTTCTTTGATTTACTATGGTGTTTGATTATTTAAAATCAAACACCATAGTCAAATCAATTATAATTAAACTTTGTAAAGAACTACAAATTCTGGGAAAGCAACTTCAGCTCCTTGCTTCCACTTAGATCTGAAATATACTTTATCTTCTTTTTGGAAATAGAATACTTCAAAAGATTCATAATCATTTAACATATCAGTTCCAAAGTATAGATTAGATGCTGGTGTGCAAACAATTCTATTTGATCCATTCAAACCTCTCACAGCAATTACATTAAAGTTGGTTCCAAGATAACCATTAATTCTGAAATCACCTTGATTAGCATCATAGTGGAAGTAATTCGCGTCTCTTAAAGCCTGAGTTAAAAGGGTGAAGTTTGGATATGAAATATAAATATTCAAATTATCTTCACCAAGAGCATCAGTGCAAGAAGTGTTTAACGCTGAAATTATACTATCTATAATATCAATCGAATTTGATTTTGTGTAAGAAGCTGTGATTCCTGGTGTTACAACACTTGAAGTTGCCGAAGTAAATTGAAGTAAATTCAATATACCATTACAAAGTGTTAAATTTCCAGAAGCATTGCCTTGTCCAGTAACGTTGTTTCCTGATTTTGAACTTTTCCAGAAAAGATCTTCTGAAAGAGCTTGAATTTTCTTTACTTTATCTTCAGTATAAAGTTGTTCGAAAGGAATTGTTTCATTATATGAACCAGCCTTCATAAGCTTTCCAGTCCAATATTCTTCTAAATCATTCAAACAAACATCTTCAAACACCGTTAAAGGACAAACTTCCAAATCTCTTTGTGAAAGAACAACTGAACCAGTTGCTGACATTCCACAAGTAGTAGCTGCACCAATTAGAGTCGAATTTAAGATGTTCAACGAAGCTTTATATTTAATATCTGGTTGAACTGTAATACCAGTGTCAATTGTTCTACCCTTTAATACCGCTTTTGCGATTAAATCGGTTGCCAACTGATCTGTATATTTTGTTAAATTTGATAAGTTAATAACACCTGCCATAATTTTATTTATTGTTTTTTTTTACTATTGAGGCTAGTTGGACCTTTTAATTATTAATTATTCTCATTAATTCTTTCAATCTATCTTCTCTACCAGATTTTTTTGAAAATTTGTTTTCGAATCCTCTTTTTTCAATTTCAATTTTTTCTCCACCTGGTGTTTTGGAAAATTCCTCTGCCAAAAACAAAGTCGCATCTTTTACATTTTTAAATTCTTGATCCGACATCATAGATTTGTTTTTCATTTCTTTGTATTCAGATTCGATTTGAGCAATTTTTTCTTCACATTTAGAAATTCTATCAAGTATCTCTACATCAACTTGCATTTTCTCTTCTTCTATTTTCTTTTCTTCTTCAACCATATCATCAACAACATCTTCATCATCAATAACATCAGCCAAAGTTTCAATTGGTTTGATTTCAGTAATTTTACCATTAACACTCACAACCACCGTTCCATCTTCTAATTTGTGCTCAGCATCAAATACAGGAACTTTCTGACCTTCTCCGTCAATTGTATATAAATCATCACCAACCTTAAATTCAGGTCCATCAACATAAACTTCTGTTCCATCTTCTAATTTAGCGGAAGCCATTTTTATTTCTTTTTCTGATCCAAAAATCATTTTTTTAACTTGTTCAATTATCTCAGCTTTATTCATAAAGTTAGTTTAAATTTTATTCTATATTATATAAATATAGATACTAGTATTTTTGTTTAATTTAAGATGGTTCCAGCATATCTAACACCAGCTCTCCATCTTCCTGATGGCCATCCTCTTCCGTTTGTTCTTGTAATCATATTATTTATTTTAATTTTTTTTATGTAATAGAAATTATCACACCATTTATTACACAAATCGATGTGAATCCTGAGAAGTTTCCACTTACGCCAAAATTAGAACCATTGTTTGGTGATACTGAGCCACTAATCCACAAATTTTCAGTTAAAGCAGTATTATTAATACCATTAAGTGTTAAATTATCACCACTTAATATTGAAGACATACAAGAATTTGTGATTGTATTACAACAACCTCTAATTATTGAAGACATACAAGAACTTTCTAAAATATGGTTTGCTCTTCCACCCACAATGGCGCTAGCACTAGAAGTTCCATTAATTAAATTTTCATTACCACCAACGATTGAGGCTCTGTTGGTTTCATATATTCTATTATCAGTGCCTCCTATTATAGCATTACATCTAGATTGTGTTGCTAATATATTACATCGACCACCTACTATCGCTGATGAGTTACAACACCCAGTAATTAGATTTTCTCTTCCACCAATTATTGCCGAGTTGTTTGCATAATCTGAGACACAATTTAATCTACCACCAATTATTACAGTTTGACAAGCGCTAAGGGTTATTGTGTTTTCTAACCCACCAATTATAGAAGAAAAACTAGAAGAAGCTGATATTTGATTAGATTCACCAGATATAATTGATGAAAAAACAGAATCAGAAGTTGAATTACTTAAACCAAAAATCAAATTTTGGTCCAATAATTCAAGATACTCAACAATCGACCCATCTTCATTTTGACCCCTCAATTTTCCATATCTAAGGTCGAATATATTTTGTCTTTGATTTTTCATAATTATTAATTATTTTTAAATTTCATATTCTCTATATGAGATTATCAATTTGAATGATCCTTTACCTTCTGAATAATCATCCGCAGTATCAATTGAAGCTGTTCCACCAAGTTGAACACCTACTATGTCAGTTCCAACAAAAAACTGACCATTTGTCGGATCTCCATTATTATCTAACATATCATAAATCCAAATACCATTCACATTACCATCCTCACCATCTTGAAACCAAACAGAAGCAGTTCCACCATTTGAACTCGATATCAATTCATCGTTTTTAAAAGATGTATTAACTGGAGCATCAACGAAATTTAATAAAGCATAATTTGTTTTTGGTATTAATTTCACTGCTCCTGTGTCCGGTTCATAACAAGCGAATACATAATAACCTGTATTAAATATAAAAGCATTTATTCCAGGAAACTGTTGAGTGCGATCCTGTTGATAAAACTCCTCCGAAAAGCCTGCAACATCATTCTCTGGTGTTGAACCGTCTGATGAGTAAAGTAAAGTGATTTGACCTGTAAAATCAGATGGAGCAATTTGTCCCTGCCCATTAGTTTTTTGTAAAATTACATTATCTATTTGTATATATTTTCCGTTATTTGGAAATTCAAAAACATTAAAACCAGTTCCATCAAAAGCGGCGTTAATATAATCATCTGCGGAAAAAGTCGTTTCATAAATTTTTAAATCACTAGGACTTTCAGTGTTTAGAAAATCCACGATTGTTCCATCTTCTTTTTGTCCTCTTAAACTTCCATATTTAAGATCGAATATATTTTGTCTTTGATTTATCATATCTATTAATATATTTTTTTATTTTTTGTTTTTATAATCGAAGGAAAGGTGTCATTTTATTTATTGAATATTTTTTCTAATTTATTATACATATCATCAATAGATAAATCAGATTTCATCAAAGTAGATAAGCTGTGATATAATTCATCAACTTTTTGACTTCTTGTAACAACCTTATCTTCATCATAAATATCTTTTGAGAAATCCATCTTAATTAATTTAGATATAATTTCAACTGAAAATCCTTTTAAATCACCAGTTTTAATATATTCTTGCCAAAATTTATCATCTTCGATATAAACCGATCCAACCCAAGATCCAAGTGGCACGTCAAATCCAAAATTAACATTCATTAAATCAGATGTAACGAAGTTTTCAACAACATATCCACTAACCTTATTATCACCGTGTTGAAAATTTATATTCTTGTTAAAATTATTTTTATTAAACTTCTTAACAATTTTTTGTATAGTTTCTTTTGAAAAATAAGTATAATATTCACCCATCTTATCATCATTTCTATAAATTAATTTATCAGGAAGTATAAAAACACCATACAATAGTTTTTTATCACTATCAGCTCTAAATTCAATTCTATATTCCTTATTGAATTTTAACCAATTTAATTCCATAGATGGTTCATCAACAAGTGATATAAAATCTACACCTGTCGTCTTATCATTTTCATCAATTTCAATTTGATATATTGGTAATTTTCTTTCCATATTAAACTATTATATTTGTAATTATTCCATTAACTATACTAAAGGTTCCAAATCCACCTATAAAGACATTACTAGTTATTCCAAAGTCAGTTCCATTGTTTGGTGAAACTGAACCAGAAATCCAAAAGTTCTGAGCAAGTGCAGTATTACATTGATTACTAATTGATAAATTACAACCTCCTAATATAACCGAATTTCGAGAACAACTCATTGAATTCCCAAAACCTCCAATTATTGCGGAGTCATAACTACACGATGATATACTATTACAATTACCTACCAAAATGGCATTACCATTTGAGGTCTGTAAAATACCACATTGACCACCCATAATTATACTATTTAAGCTATTATTTTCAATAGTATTGCATAAACCACCTATAATACTAGATTCACAATTACCATTTTGAATTAAACCATAGTATCCACCAATTATAGAAGTTCTTGTATTGGAATTATTTATTATATGAAGACCACCACCAATTATATTTGAATCTGTTGAGTCATTTATACAATTCTGAACCCCTCCATTAATTGTAGATCTATATGAGGTTGTATTTATTAAACTACCAAACCCACTTATTATAGAAGATCCATAGGAGTTCCCACAAATACAATTGTTCTGACCTCCTATAATATGAGAATCAGAACTATCACTAAAATTCGTTGAACCAACTATGAAATTGTTGTATGAATTATCAAAAACTAAATTCGATGATGATGTTAAACCACCTGGTGAGCCAAAAGCAATTTGATTTGAATCCATAGCCACATTTGATTCTAAAAGTCCAGAACTAAAAGTTAATCCAGTTCCTAACATATTACTATTAATATAAACTGCACCACCTTCTTGTGTTATAGAATATGTGCCTTCGATTTCTAATCCATAATTAAAATCGTTTCTTATTGTCATAAAGATAAATATAATTTTTATCTATTCGTTTAACCAACTCTTGCTCTCGTTTCAGTCACCAATACTTGATTCTGGATATTTGTAATATCACTTTCAAGAACTACTACCTGTGTTGGTCCTTGTGGTTGAGTTGTTCCCCCAACTTCACCAACTATTTGTCCAGCACCACCAATCGCTCCTGTAAATTGTCCGAAATCAGGTGGTTGAACTGGATTAACAGCCGCACTAGCACCACCACCCATAGAAACAGAAGGTGTTGAAACACCTCCACCTCCACTACTACCTTCTGGAAATTTTTGAGATGAAATCATAGCAATTTGAGCCGCACCTATACCAGCGATTACAGCAGCCATAACAGAACCTACTATTGGTCCTAATTGGTAAGCATTTACTATAGCAGTCGCAGTTCCAATAATTGCTTGAATAATTTGAATCGCTTTGTTCTGTTCAAACGCCTTCTTCTTTTCTTGTATTTCCTTTTTTCTAGCTTGTTGGTTAATCTTTTCTTTACCCTTCACCAGTTGGTCTTCTGTTATTATACCAGCCTTATATTGATTTTCAAGTGATGATATTTGAGAGCTCTCTTCACTTTTTATTTGTTCTAATCTTTCATTTGATTGAGCTTGTAAAATTGAACCTATTTGTCCTACTAAAGAATTAACTGCATTCAAACCCTCAGATATAGTTGATAAAACAGCAGCAGTTTTTTCTTTAGATGAACTTTGTACATTATCCAAAACTTCTTTGGTTTTTTCAATAGAACTGAATAATCCACTAACACTATTTCCAATACCACTAAATAAATTACCTATCGCATTTGAAAGTGGAGTACCATTAGCAAAAATTCCAGCAATTGCATTTCCAATTTCTGTAAAACTTTGTATGAAAGCCTCTTTTTCTTCTTTTAATTTCTGTAATCTTTCTAATCTATTTTTTTCGGCTTTTTCAGCATCAATATCCCTTTGTTTATCTAATTCTTCAAGGATTTTTAATAACTCTTCAGATTCTTTTTTGTCATTTTCTAATCTTTTCTGAGCGGCTTCTTCGGATAATTTATTTTTATTATCCATCATCTTGATTTGTAAATCAAGAATTTCCTTCTCAATATCTTGGGTATTTCCCCCTAAATCTTTTTGAACCTTTAATCTCTCACTCGCATAATGTAAAGTTTTTTCTAATAATTTTTGATCAAAAACTTCTCTTGTTATTTCTATATTATTAAGTTGTTTTAATAATTTTAATTCTTCATCTTTAAAATTCTTTTCAAGTGATGCGAATATTCTAACCCTTCTTTCTTTTTCTTTCGCCTCAGCATCATCTTTCGCTTTCTTTATAGCAGCTTGTTTTTTTTCTTCTTCTTTTTTAGCATCAGCTACCCTTTTTTCAGCATCAGCTACCCTTTTATCAGAAGCTTCTTTTTCAATTTTTTCTAATTCTCTATTCTTTTTATTTTCATATTGAACAATCAATTCATTTTTTCTCTTTATAGATAAATCTTCTCTATCTCTGATTTCCACAATTTTGTTTTGATAATCTAATTCAGCTTTGTATTTTTTCTGAGTTGCTTCATCAAAAGCATCAGCATTCGCATCATACCAATCATTAAGATCCTTCGCATATTGTTTCTGTCGGTTGGCACTATCGAGTGCCGCTTTATCAATCAAACCAAAAGAATCTAATAATGTTAAAATTCCTTCTTTTACAAATTTAATATAAATACCAATCGCTTCGAAAACTAAACCTAACGCACCACCAGACGCAGCTAATTCCTTAAAATTAGTTATAAGAAGAGCCA